CAATGATGGCAGAAGTTTATGGGACTCAGGCAGTGCCATGGCCAAGTATCGTGAAGATGTAGCACATCGTCGCACCATAGGTAATCAGGGCGACATAATCATTAATTGTTCAGATTTTAGACTTCAGCAGTATTTTAGCAACACCATGAGTGCCAATGAATACAAACGCATGGTGCAAAATTTATGCATGGTTAAAAAGACCTGGGATAATAATTATCGTCGCTATGGTCAGGAATATGATTATAACTGGCCAGGCATCATGCCAGCCTGTGAGCATCTACACAGTACTCCACTGACCAGTGCCATAATGCTGAGCCGAAACATCTTTAATAGATTCAAGGCTCGAACTGGTGCTGAGATAGTTAACATGGTATTCTTAACCGATGGTGAAAGTGATGGCGACATGAGAGTCAGACATTTTAATAGCGAAGGTGCCCCAGATACCAGATACATCGAAGGCGGCAATAGAATGAATAGTTTTATCACTGACACCAAGACCAAGGTTCAGGTGCAGCTCAAGGGACGTAATAGTACCCGAGCACTTACCACAGCTTTGCTTAGCATGACTCGTGAATTAACTGGTGCCAATATTGTAGGTTTCTTCCTAACCAGCAATGTTCGTAATACAGTACAAAGTGAAGTGTTCCAGAGTGAAAAGAGCTGGTTGGGTCGATATAAGGTTCAAAATGAAGACCATGTAGTAGTTGATCGAATCATGGAAGAGTTCAAACGTGATCGTGTAGCTGTGGTTACCACCAGTGGTTATAATGAATACTATATTGTCAAGAATGACCTGGCCATCAATGATGAATTTGAAGTAGAGGCCGACGCCAATATACGAGACATAGGCAGAGCATTCCGAAAAATGCAGCGAGGCAAGGTTTTGAATCGAGTGTTATTGAATAGATTTATTCGTATGATTGCCTAAAAATAAGGCACCTAAAGTTCTTGACTCTGTAGTCAAGATCCTATATAATGGTTGTATAATTAATTAACTGGTGAGGAGTTATTTATGAGCTGGAACGAAAGTAATAAGGCTGAATTCATTGGCCTAGCAGTACAAAAATTTGGCGAGGTAGTTACTCGTCGTCAATTGGAAGAATTAGCAGCAACGCAAAAACTTCCATTCCCTAGATTTATCATTGACTCGACTGAATATAAAGTAAGTCGTGGTACTTATGATCTTAAACCCAAACAGGTAGCCGAGGTTCAGCCCGCAGCGGTTGTGCCCATGGTGCGCCAGAAAAAATTGGAAACCGTAGTGGATAACATGATTCCAGGTCGAGATGAAAACTATGTACCTTTTGGTTTTTATCGAGACATGAAAAGCATTATCTCTAGCAGAATTTTCTATCCAGTATTTGTTACAGGCCTGTCAGGCAATGGTAAGACAACCATGGTTGAACAGGTATGTGCAGATCTGAATCGCGAATGTGTCAGAGTAAACGTGTCAGTAGAAACTGACGAAGACGATTTAATCGGAGGTAATACTCTGGTAGATGGTAACATTGTATACCGAGAAGGTCCCGTGTTGCTAGCAATGAAACGAGGCGCAGTACTGCTCATAGACGAATGTGATAGGGGCAGTAACAAGCTCATGTGTTTACAGGCTATCTTGGAAGGCAAGCCATACTTTAACAAGAAGACCGGCGAGGTTGTAAAACCCGCGGACGGCTTCAATATAATCGCTACTGCCAATACCAAAGGACGAGGAACAGATGATGGTCGTTTCATTGCTGCACAGATTCTGGACGAGGCATTCCTAGAACGATTTGCCATTACCGTTGAACAGGAATTTCCTGGTGTCAAGGTAGAAAAAGAAATCATACAGAATAAAATGCGCGAGCTAAAAGTTCAGGATAATGAGTTCTGTGATCTGCTGGTAACCTGGGCCGACATTATTCGTAAAACCTTTCACGAAGGTGGCATTGACGAAATCATATCTACCCGACGCTTGCTTCACATTGTAAAAGCCTATAGCATGTTTCGTAAGAATCGTGTCAAGGCCATTGAGCTTTGTATTAATCGCTTTGATGAAGAGACAAAATCAGCCTTCATGGACCTGTATAACAAGGTAGATAAACCCGAAGAAAATCAAGAGGTTAGCATGCCTGAATATGAGCAGGACACACAGAACAAGCCTAGCACAGGCGATCGTGATCTGATTAATACCGATATAACCCAAAGTGTAACGCGCCAGTTCTCGGCAGCGGGCATGGGTGTATCTGATGCCAATACCATTCAGAACAGTTAGTATCATACTAGTATTAGCAGCAGGGACAGTCTCTGCTGCTGATACAACCCTGACTCCAACACCGTTCACAGCAGCCTATAGTGCAGGTGAATGGGTGGTTAAAAAATTAAATGGTAATGCCTATCCCAGTGCTCTGAGCAAGGAAAAACAGGCCAAGTTTGAGGCCCAGTTAAAAGAGGATTGGATCAAGGATGATGCCTATGCGTGCATGTGGGATACTGATTGGATTACTAAATACAAGAAGGATGTATGTAAATGATAGTTGGATTTGTTGGATTGATAGGATCTGGTAAAGATACTGCCTCAGACTTTTTGGTCAATGAATTTGGTTTTAAACGTGATAGTTTTGCCAATAGCCTAAAAGATGCTGTGGCAGATATATTCCATTGGGACAGAGATATGCTTCAGGGACTTAGTGCTGAAAGCCGAGCCTGGAGAGAAGAGGTCGATGACTGGTGGGCCGAACGCTTGGGTATCCCTCACCTTACCCCGCGTTGGGTCCTCCAGTTTTTCGGTACAGATGTGTGCCGAGATAATTTTAGCAATGACATCTGGGTAGCCAGCCTGGAACGTAAATTAATGTCCAGCAAAGACAACATTGTCATCAGCGATGTTCGTTTTTTTAACGAGATACACGCTATCAAAGATGCTGGTGGTTTTATCATCAGATTGCAGCGTGGAACGTTACCCTACTGGTGGCATTTGGCTCGTGCTGGCGACGCAGTAAAAATGGATAGATTATGGCCAGGTGTTCATGCCAGCGAATGGGCCTGGGTCAGTGAAGGCGAAGATTTTGTAGTACATAATGATGGGAGCATAGCAGACCTATGTGATTCCCTGCATAAAGTTATTGACTCTATATCAGGGTCATCTTATAATAGTAATATTGACAACAATCAGGAGTTTCGTGATGAAAATTAGTAAAGAAGCAATTAGTGTATTAAAAAATTATGCTCAGATTAGTAATAATCTTCGCATCTATCCAGGTAATGAATTGACAGTATTGAGTCCTCAGCAAAGCATTTTTGCCAAGGCCATGGTGCCAGATACATTCCCGGTTGATGTATGCATTTATGAATTAAATTCATTCTTGGATCTGCTAACCTACATGGAAGATCAAGAAGTAGAGTTTGGTGAAAAGAGTCTTAAGATCAGCAACAATGGTAGTACTTTTGAATATCGCTATGCTGATCCAAGTGTAATCATTGCACCACCAGCTGGTAAAACCATTGAGTTAGACAGCTATTATACTTTTACCTTGACCAATGCTGAAATCATCATGTTAAACAAAGCCATTGCTATTAGTAATGCTGAAATTATCAGCCTCAAAGCCGATGGTTCAAAAGCCATGTTAGAAGTATCCAATAAGTCTCGCAATGTAACCTGGAGCAAAACACTAGGCGAAACTGCTTTGACCTTTGATGGTATCTTAGATGTACAAAACTTCCGAGTAGTAGCAGATACTTATTCAGTGACTCTGAGTAAGAAGAAGTTCCTGCACTTCAAGTCAGAAAATACACAGACACCACAATATTGGTTAGCCTTAGATCCTAAGAGTACTGTATAATGGATGCCAATCGTGAACAATTTCTCTGGGTAGAAAAATATCGTCCCAAGACTATTGAAGATTGTATTCTACCTGATGCCAACAAGCAGACATTTCGTGAGTTTGTAGCCAAGGGTGAAATCCCCAACATGTTATTATGTGGCGGCGCCGGCATGGGCAAAACCACCATTGCCAGAGCCCTATGTGAAGAGCTAAAATGTGATTACATAGTAATCAATGCTTCCATGGAACGTAACATAGATACTCTGAGGAATGAAATCAAGGGGTTTGCCAGCACCATGAGCTTCAGCGGCAAGACCAAAATAGTCATTCTAGATGAGGCTGACTATTTGAATCCAACCAGTACTCAACCAGCCTTGCGTGGATTCATAGAAGAGTTTAGCAGCAATTGTCGGTTTATCTTTACCTGTAACTATAAGAATAAGATTATACCAGCCCTGCATTCCAGAACTACTGTGATTGAATTTAAGATTGCTCGTGATGACAAGCAAAAAGCTGCCAGCCAGTTCTTTAATCGTGTAATGAACATACTGGTCAACGAAAATATTACCTTTGACAAGGCCGTGGTTGCCAAGTTAATTGAAAAGCATTTTCCAGATTATCGTCGCACTCTTAATGAATTACAGAGATATAGTGCAGCTGGCACCATTGACGAGGGTATCCTGGTCAATCTGGCCGATATCAATACCAAGGAACTGGTTGATGCACTCAAGGCCAAGGACTTTAAAAAGATGCGTCAATGGGTGGTAAACAATCTGGACAGTGATCCAGGAACCATATTTCGTAAATTATATGACAGCCTGACTGATCAGGTTGAAACCATACCTCAGTTAATCTTGCTGTTGGCTGATTATCAGTATAAAGCGGCCTTTGTAGCCGATGCTGAAATCAATCTGGTAGCCTGTCTGACTGAAATCATGGCCGCAGTAAAATTTAAATAATGACAGACTTTTATAGCAGACATTTTGAATTACCTAACATAGGTTATAGTCTTCACAAACTAGATGCCGAAGCCATTAGGCCCATACAGGAGGCCGTGGATGTCATTCAGGCTGATTTTAGTGCGGCTGTTACTGCCAATCATGATCTGGCCGGCAACATTGTACATGAATATGATTTGCCTGAAGCCACGACCAGATATATAGAACAGTTACAGGCACCCCTGATTCAGACCTATTTAAACAAAACTACGGGTAGTCATTTATATACCCGAAATGATACTGCCAAGTTAAATTTAAAATTGCGTTCAACCTGGGTAAACTTTCAGAGCAAGCATGAATTTAATCCAGCTCATACTCATGGTGGCATCATGAGCTTTGTTATCTGGTTAAAGGTTCCATTTCTTAGCCGAGACGAATTAAATCGTACTACACGCATACCCAAGGAACGCAACTATGCTGGTTGCTTTGAATTCCAATATACAGATACCCTGGGCGCCATAGCCAATGTAGTCCTGCCAGTTGATCATACCTGGGAAAACACACTGTGCATATTCCCGGCTAAAATGACACATGGCGTACATCCATTCTATACCAGCGATGATTATCGCATAAGTATATCAGGAAACTATTATAATGCTGAGTGATTTATTGGGCATTGAGCCCCCTAAAGAAGTAACTGATGAAGTTTATAAAAAAGCCAGGGTCAGTCCCTGGGATATTATCAATGCCATCAATGACCATAAAGTGGATCTGGTCAATCCTGACAATGAGGATCAGTGTAAAAAAGAAGCCTTCTTTGTCAATCGTGGATTGAGTTTTGGTGCCGATACTGTGATTTTAGCCAATGAAATGAATGCTAGACCACACCTGGACTACCAACTACAATTCGATTTTCTTATAAATACTATTAGGCCTAAAAAGAGATACAACAAATGGCTTAAGGCTGAACCGGTTGAAGTGTTGGATGTAATTCAAGAATACCATGGATATAGCATAGATAAAGCTCGTCAGGTATTACCTCTACTTACTCCCGATCAGATTATTTTAATGAAAACACGATTGAACAAAGGCGGAGATCGATGATCACAGATTTCTTTAATCTGGACCTACCCTTCGAATATTATCCCTTAGAAGTTAAATTGGCTCAGCCAGACGACTTTCTTAAGATTCGCGAAACGCTTACACGCATTGGCGTAGCTTCACGCAGGGATAATACACTGTACCAAAGCTGTCATATCCTGCACAAGCAAGGGCATTACTTCATAGTACATTTCAAAGAGCTATTTGCTCTTGATGGTAAGAACACGGACCTTAGCAAAAATGACCTGCAAAGACGCAACAGCATAGCCAAACTGCTGGCTGATTGGGGCTTATTGGTCATACAGAACCCAGATAAATATACTGATCAGGCACCATTGAGCCAGATTAAAATCTTAAACTTTGATGAGAAAAATCAATGGAACCTTCAGACCAAATACAACATTGGTAAAAAACGTAACTACAAGGAACAAAATTATGATTAAATTAGAACTAAGCATCAATGAAGTAAATGCCATCTTATTGGCACTGGCAAAACTTCCCTATGAAACCGTAGCACCGCTTATTGACAAGGTTCGTGAGCAAAGCCTACCACAGGTTCCCGAAGAAGAACGCAATGCTGGTAACCGTGATAAACTGCAGGAAGATTTACTAAAAGCCGTAGGCGACGCAGAAACAGTAACACCAGAATAATATAAATAAAATTACCGCTGATTTAAATCTAATTGCAGGCGGTTAAACTTGCTAAAGGAGAACCAGAATGAATAATTCTGAAATAGAAGTGGGAGGTTTCGGCTTTCCAGGCTATGCCTTATAAGGGTAGCTTTTTTATTAATCTTGCTTATTTTTAAGGAGAACACCATGTCTTTACAAGACGCTTTTGTATTTGGTCCTGGCTTCAGGGACTTTGATAAATTTTTTGTTGGCTTTGACGAACACTTTGATCATTTAAACCAACTGGCCCACGACGTAACCCGTAACACATCTGGTTACCCACCCTACAATATCACAAAGCTAGACGATACCCACTATGCCATTGAATTGGCCGTGGCAGGTTTTGATCAGAGCGAAATTGATATTGATTATGCAGAAAATAAACTAACAGTCACAGGTAACAAAACACCAGCTGAAGAAACTGAGTTTGTGCATCGCGGTATTGCTACTCGTGATTTTACCCGAACCTTTGGGCTCAACGACGATGTAGTAGTCTCAGGTGCTGAACTTCGCAATGGTCTGCTAACCATAGCTTTGGAACGCATCATACCCGAGGCTAAGAAACCCAAGAAGATTACCATTGGCGAAATTCCTACCTATCCTAGCATCGATAGAGTAAAAGAACTGTTGGTAGAAAAAGAAAAACTTAAACAAAAAAACTAATTGGCCGGAGAGTGACTCGCCGGTCTCATAACATGGAGATATCATGAATATTAAATTGATTCGATTACAGACCGGCGAAGATCTCATTGCCGATACCAAGATTACTGACAATGGTGATCTTAAACTAGAAAACCCTTGCATGGTCTATGTGCGCCCAAGCGGTAACAGTGCCAATGTGGGACTGACCCGTTGGATGCCCTATGCCGAGGACAAAATCTTTACCATTGAAAAACGCTGGGTAGTTGTCATAGCCAATCCTGCCGAGGACATGGCCAATGAATACAACAAGGCCTTTGGCAGTGGCATTGTATTAGCTCCAGCTGGATTAAAAGTAAACTAGATAAATACTGGATCAACCAGGAGTCCATATGGGTAATTCAGCTCAACCAATATCAACTACATTATTACCTGGAGCATATCTTGATCCAGGCGTTCGTATGCTGCGTCAGCTACAGACCTATAATTTTCCACAGACCGTGACCAGCACTACTGTGGTGGCTACTGCTAACAGTATACCACAAAGATCTTCTGGTGATGAAATTTTTAGCTGGAACTTTACTCCCTACAGTACTAATAGTATTATTGAAGTTGAAATTCAGACAAATATCTGTCCTTCAGCTTCTTCTAATTTTTGGGTAGCATTATTTAATGATTATAGCAACGATGCCATGGCTGTATTACCGTGTTCTAATACGGCAGCAGCTGCAGCATTTACAACGTTTCCTGTAATTTTTAAACATTACTTTCAGCCCCAGGCTACTGTAAGCACCAGATATAGTCTCAGAGCAGCCAATGCCAGCACTATATCACTTATTTTTAATTATTTTGCCTATGGTGGCAGAAATGCCAGCCGTATTACCATGAAAGAATGGTCAAGCCCGTCATTGACAAACACCTAAAATTATCATATAATGTTATATCATGGAAACGTGGCCGAGTGGTCGAAGGCACTTCACTGCTAACGAAGCAAACCGTAAGGTTTCAAGAGTTCGAATCTCTTCGTTTCCGCCAAAATTAAATCATATAAATATAGGACTATGGCACAAAAAGCTTTTAAAAAACCCAGTAAAAACTCTCTAGATGGCAGTATAGTCCATGTAGGAGATGCTCCATTTGATGTGGCATTTCGTAAATTCAAACGCAAGATCGAAGCTAGCAATCTGCTGCGTGAACTTCAGGACCGTGAAACCTATACCAAACCAACAACAAGCCGCAAGCAAAAGAAAGCAGCTGCTGTGAAACGCTGGAAGAAAGAGCTTGCCAAGACCAAACTACCACCAAAAATGTACTAACATGGCTACCAAAAACGACATCACCGGCGACTTTATCAAAAGCAAACCAGCATCAGATCAGTTTGATCGTAACTTTGATCAGATTGACTGGAGTGTAAAAATGGAAAAGCTCGAAGAAGTCATCAAGGACCACGAAGAGTTATTAAACAATCTAAAAGATTGACAGCAACACAGTAGTATAATATAATGTATTTTTAACATGAGGAGTTGTGAATGAGCTATAATCATATCATGCTAGGTGAACCCAAGGTAGCACCCAGACTAGATCCCCAAAAATGCGTACAGGAATTCGGAGGCAATCGCTATCTGATGATTCTCTATGCAGCAGCCCGCGCGCGTGAAATTGAAAACAAACGCAACTTCAAAGACAAAAATGATCAAAGACTTCATGAATATGAATACAAACCCATCAATGAAGCTCTAAGAGAAGTTCAGGAAGGAAACCTAAGATATGGCGACACCCAGTAATCGAGTACATCCCAGTAAACGACACAACAATCCCATGTTGTATAAGTCCGGCAAACCCCGTTTAAGGACTTTAAATGTCAAGCAATTAGCTGCGCTCATTGAAAAAACGCAGGTAAAGAAAGAAGCAAGTAAAATTAAGCGAGAACTCGCAAGGAGAATCTAATGGCAACACATGATCAAATCGTAGAACAAGTAGCAACCTATGTAGCAGAAAATGAAAAGTTTGAAACCAAGGGCGTAAAAGCCTCGGCAGCTCGTGCTCGTAAAGCACTGGGCGAAATTGGCAAACTAGTACGAGCTCGTCGCAAAGAGATTCAGGAAAAGAAAACGGCGGCAGCTGTATAATGGACAAGGCCCAGGTGGCGAAATTGGTAGACGCACCAGTTTCAGGTACTGGCGACGCAAGTCATGGAGGTTCGAGTCCTCTCTTGGGCACCAATGATCAGATGTTTAAATGGATCATGAGCATTACCTTTCTGGGCAGTGCTCTCCTTTTAAGCAGCAATTTTGAATACAGCCGCATAGGATTCCTGACCTTTTTTGCAGGACACCTCATGGGCCTGTATGTATTTCGTCGAGACAATGCCATGTTCTGGCACAACATCATTTTTAGTTTTATAGACCTCTGGGGCATCTATCGCTGGTGGTTGTGCTGATATAAATAGCCATATGGACCAGATAACCATAGAGCAGTCTGCAGCAGATAAAATTACAGAGTTGTTGGCCGAGGAAAGCAACCCTGAATTGAAACTTCGCATGTTTGTACAGGGCGGAGGATGTTCAGGTTTTCAGTATGGCTTTACCTTTGACGAACAACAGAATGACGATGATTTCGTCATAGAACAACTGGGCGTGACAGTACTGGTAGATGCTCTGAGCATGCAGTATGTACAGGGGTCCGTGGTAGCCTATACCAAAAGTCTCATGGGCGAACAATTCGAAATAAAAAATCCTCAGGCCACCAGCAAGTGTGGATGTGGATCATCATTCGGAGCATAACATGGCATATTCAGACAAAGTACTGGACCATTATGAAAACCCTCGCAATGTAGGCGTACTGGATAAAACCAGTCCGGACGTGGGCACGGGCCTGGTTGGCGCTCCGGCCTGTGGTGATGTAATGAAACTACAGATTGAAGTGCATGAAGGAGTCATAACAGATGCAAAATTTAAGACCTATGGTTGTGGGTCTGCTATTGCTAGTTCTAGTCTTGTCACCGAGTGGCTCAAGGGCAAGACGCTGGCTCAGGCACAGACCATCAAGAACTCTGATATCGCAATTGAACTTGCACTACCCCCAGTCAAAATACACTGCTCAGTACTGGCAGAAGATGCCATCAAGTCAGCCATAGAAGATTATACAAACAAACAATAAAGTACATGATACCAAAAAAGTTTAAATCTAAACGTCGTCATACCTGGTTCATAGATCTGGACGGAACCATACTCAGATATAATCTATTAAAGTCTGCAGTGTGTCAGGATAAGTTATTACCTGGTGTGCAGGAGCTCTGGAACAGCATACCCAAGCAGGATCACATAGTTTTAATTACTGCCCGTCCAAAATATCTTAAAAAACACACCATAAAATTTTTAAAGGCTCATGGTATTAGATATGACGACATTATATTTAATCTACCCAATGGTGAACGCATTCTCATCAATGATGATAAACCCAATGGTACTGTGATGAGTTATGTCTGGAGAGTCAAACGTAATCAAGGATTTTAAATGAAAATAAAAACAATAGTACGAAAGATGTATCTGGCCTGTGTCAGACATCAAAAAAAGAAACAAAAGAAACTTTGGTTCAAGGCCATGAAGAAAAGCCTTCAGCATAAAAAGACCCAGATCATACAATGAAAAAAATATTACTTAGTCCCTGGCTGGCTTTACTTACACTTAGCTTAATCATAGGCATTCGTGTAGCCGATCCTGTATTTGTTGAAAGCATTCGTCTTAGATATTTTGACACACTGATTGCCAACAAGCCTGTAACACATAACAATGTCTATACGGTCAACATAGACGAAGCCACACTGGATCGCTATGGTCAATGGCCATTTAAACGTGATCAGTATGCCAATCTTATTGCTGACATCTATAGCCGCAATGCC